TCTGGTCGTATCAGACCCAAGTAATCCATCCAACGAAGGTCAAATTCGTTTGTTCAAATTCGGTAAGAAAATCTTTGATAAGATTACTGAAGCAATGAATCCTGAGTTTGCGGATGAAACACCTGTCAACCCATTTGACTTATGGGAAGGTGCTAACTTCAAGTTGAAGATTCGTAATGTTGAAGGCTATCGCAATTACGATAAATCAGAGTTTGCTGCTAAGTCTGCATTACTTGATGGTGATGATGCCAAACTTGAAGAACTGTGGAAGAAAGAATATTCTCTGAAAGATTTTACAGAGAAGAAACAATTCAAACCATATGACCAACTCAAGACTCGCCTTGATAAGGTTCTAGGCTTTGAAGGTGTTACATCTGTAACTAAGGCTGATACTGCCGTAGTAAGCAAGTTTAATGATGATGATATTTCTGTGATTGATAAACCAGTTACAGAAGATGAAGATTTGGATTACTTCAAATCACTTGCACAATAAAAAAATAAAACTTTGTTTGACCCTGCTTCGGCGGGGTTTTTTTATGCCGATTGATAACCAACCAATGTTTGGAACAATTCGTTATCATAAGCAGTACTAGCTTTACCACCAGAAGATGGTGCATTAGATGCCACATTAGTTGGTTTGTTAGTTACATTTGTATTTCCGCCTGATGGTGCCATTGCAGCCATTCTTTGGTCTGACATTGATGTTGATGCGGATGCTAATGTTACACCTGTAGATGGTGACGGCATTTGTAATTGTGCTGTTTTTCTAGCAGTACCTTCTGTTGCACTTGTTAATTTAGCTGCATAATTTGGATCAGTAGCATATCCTGCTTTTTGTAAAGCGCCAAAATATTCACCAGAAGTTTTTGCTTGAAATACACCAGCCTTCTCATATCTCTTATTATTTTTTAAGAAATTAACATAATCATCAACTGCTTCTTTCGGGCTATTATAAGACCTAAATGGTTGTGGTAAATTTACTTTTACACCATTTAAATATTCATGTGTCATTACATCTTTTTTGTCGCCAGTCCAACTCTTATCTGCTTTAATTCCAAAGTAATTATATTTACCACTGGTTTTGGAACCCCAAGCACTTTCGAATCCCCATTGTGTTAGTAATGCATTTGGATCAACACCACCTAATTGTTTTGAAGCTTCAACTGCTAAAGGATACATTGTTTTTAAGAAATCTTCTTTCGATTTAAATTCACCATTTGATCCGGTATTACTTGGTGTTGAATTTTCTCTTGTTGGTGATGTTGATGATCCACTACCAGGTGCTTGCTGTGCTGCTCTCAGTCGATCCTGTTCATTTTTAACAGGTGATGGTGATGTTGTACTTGGTGCAGAGGGTGTAGAAGGCGCTGTTGGAACATTCTTTGTTAATCCTACACCCGCTGCAACTGCCTTTTTTGCTCTTGCTAAATCTTCATCTGTCACTTTTGCAAATCCTAATAGACCAGAAGCTAAGTCTTTAAAACCTTGCCCAATTTTTGATAAGTTATCACCATTAATGTTTTGAAACAGCGTCAAATCTGATGCTAATTGTTGCATTGGTGTTTTTCCACCTTTCTCATTTCCAAAAACCCAATCATTTACACCTTTCATGCCATCTGAAAATGATTTAACTATACCCGCAATACCCTCTAATCCAAAAAATGCTAACATACCAACACCAAACGCTGGAATTGCGAGTGCTAATTTTGTTAAGTTACCAGCATCAAGTCCACTAAATGCATTAAGACCTTCTGCAAGATTTACTAACATATCTTTTACGCCTCGACCACCACCAAACATATCAATACCTGCACCACCTAAAGCGAGACCTGCAAGGAATCCGCCTAGACCTAAACCAATGGCGGTCATACCCAACATTGTTCCACCCATCATCGCAAGACCGACTGGTGCAGCTACTCCAGTAACAACTCCAAATAAACCACCAGCTGCTAATAATGTGCCAAAGGTCGCCATACTACTTGGATTAAATGCATTTAGTCCCTCTGCAAGGTCAACCATCATCTGTTTAACACCACCACTTCCACCCAATGCATCTATACCTGCACCACCTAAAGCAAGACCTGCGAGAAAACCACCGAGACCTAAACCAATTGATGCAATACCAATTGACATGTTAAGTCCTTTTCCTAATCCAGACACAGGATTAGAACCAGAAGGACCAAATAACATACCAGCACCTAATAACGCACCAAATGCTAAAAGAGATGTTCCACTAAATGCTCCAAGTCCTTCAGCTAAATTGACTAACATATCCTTAACACCACTAGCACCACCTAATGCATTAACCGCAGCTCCACCTGTAGCCAAACCTGCAAAGAAACCGCCAATGCCAAGACCTATAGCGGCTATACCTACACCTTTACCGATACCACCAGCGAGTGATGATAGAAAATTTAAACCAATACCTTTTAATCCACCAGCACCTCCTGCGGCCGCAGGAGAACCACCAGAAGAACTTGGTTTTGGTGTTTTTGCTTTTTCTTTTGAAAATTTTGATTCATATTCTTTTTCTCTTGTAGCCGAATCTTTCCAAAACATATCAAATTTTTTTGATACTTGGCCACCCTGCAACTTGACTAATTTCATAATGTTTAATTTTGTCAAATTCGAATCTCTTGCCATCATTGGCAACACCATTGTATTTTTTGCAGTCAATCTTGTATTAATTGCGATATCATCCATTTGTGATTCTAAAGCGCCTGTATTTAAACTAGGCGCAGTTAATCTAGAAGACATGGTGTTTGATTTTGGTAACGCCCTATATGCCTTAAATAAAGAAGGCAACATCGCAGCCATCAATCCTTGTTGATTGAACATTTTTCTTGGATCAATTTTTTCTAGTGCGGCTTTACCCAAAGTGGAACCTAATCCACCACCACTATTCTTTTCCGATTTGTATATGTCTGCTAGTCTACTCATTAGTGTTTTACTCTCTGTTGAGCTTTAAGTTTTTCATTCTCTACTTTCAGATATTCAACCAACAATGAAATGTAAATATCTCTTTCCCAAGGAATCATCATATCCAATTCCGTCAAACTATATTTGTGATGTTGCATAAGTGCAAAGTTAGTTTGATAGTAGTTACCAAGGGACTCATAATTTAGAATTATCCGAAAAAATTTTGAATGCCTTCAATCGTAGTTTTTTCTTCGTAACCACACTTCTTGCATTTGAACTCCACATCTTTAGAAATCTTCGGCATAGTTTCAAAGAATTTTTGAATTTTTGCTATGTCTGATTGTTGCATAGTTTCAATGAAGTCTGTCAATTCTTGTTCAGTTGAATCTTTGGCATAATACATTTTTTCTTCATCAAAAATGTAATCAATACAAGCAATAATTAATTGCAATAAATCACTTTCAGATTGAATGCTCAATTTACTAATAATATCAAAACTTGGATATTTCATTACTATGCCTAGTTTATCGGTAAGCATAATTTTATTGGAATGTTCTTCGTTTTTTGTTGGTTTAATATCCATCAGATCAATATCTAATTTTATTTTACCGGCACATTGAACATCTTCATCTTTATCATTTTTAACTAAATTATTGCATACATAATTTAATTCTACTTTTTCACCAACTGACCTAGCTCTAAGATTTAAGAATAGATTTTCTAAGTCAAAAAATGGTAACTTAGAAACATCTGTGTCATCAACCACACAGTTTGTTAACACTTGTTTGATTGAATTGATAACTTCTTTTGAATCTTCTGACTGTGCAGCCATTAAAAAGATTTTTTGTTCTTTCACAAGAAATGGCCTAAACCTAATTTTCTTTCCGGATGATATAAGTGTCAATTCATAAATTGGTACATCTAATTTTGGTAACATAATAACCTCGCTTGTTAATAATTAAAGTGCTCTTCCAAAAGGCAATAATCTTGACCCAGCTGAACCGAATAAAGCTGCAGCTGCAGCACCAAGATCATAATTACCTTCATAAATTGTTTTGTATTTTTGATATGCAAATTGTACTTGAAGTCTATGAAATGAATCATCAGACCAACTAACCGCTTGTGATGCAACTCCAATAGGAAATGCATCAATTAATTCTATTGCATAAATTTGTTTAATAAAATCATCATATTGAATAATTTTAATATTAGTCATATATCTTGATTTTTCGCTTTTTGGAAATCTTAAATTATTCGTGTCTGTTGGATGAATCGCTTCCATCCAACGATCAAATAACTTTCTTTCATAAAATTCATTAGTGCATAAAAAAGTTAGCGATATATCACCGTATTGTGTTTGATATGGTACTTTAAAAGTTGGTCCATAAATTTTTACATCAGTTGTTGCCATAGTTTTTCCCGGTAATTCTGCAGCTTCGCATTGAAGTGCTAAATTACGAGACAACGAGGCATTAGATGTTCGTGAATATCCGCTCGAATCATTTTGTGCACCAGGTTTATCTCTTGCAAAATTTACTGCATCAGCAATATTATTAAAAATAGAATTTGGAAAATTTATAATTTTTTCTAATATTGAATTACCTATAAATTCATTTATATATGGTGGTATGGGAAGAATGACCTCAAATCTTGAAGTTTTTGCAGGGCCGTCTTTTGACCTGATGTTTGAGAGAAATAGATTTGGTGAAAACGACATTAGAATTTTTTCCTTGAGTCTGCGTAAACTTTGCTCGTACTGGCACCCACGAATGTTTCAACAGGCAATGTTGCCGCTATGTCCCATTCGTCAGCTGTTATCTCTAAAAATCTAGAGTCAACATGGCTGAATAAATATCTTTTGATACATGCATTGGCTTCAAATATTTTTGATGCGGCGGCCAGATAACGATAACTAATTCTTAGTTTAGTATTTTCATCATAAGTATCATTAGACATAGTGTCACTTAATTTGTCTAACAAAATCATTCGTTGCTTAGGATGTATGTAATGCAGATTCAATCCTAAAAAACCATCGTTATATCGTTCAATCGGAATCACTAAAGGAAACCTATCGTAATAAGGCATTGTATCTTTTGTCTTTGGGTCATAGAAATAGAAATACATTTTACCAATCATAGACCTACCTCTAAGCCTATCCCTGTCTCTCATCAATGCCTCTGAAGTTGGTTTCAAATCTCTAACTTTAGCTCGCAACCAAGCTCTAGATGCGTTGGTTCTAGGAGTTAGACCTTCTTTTGCGAGTGATGATTTGATTCTATCAATTAATTTTGCCATACTCTATTTATCTCAAATGCCTAAGTCTTTTTCAGTTAGCACTTTGAATTGCCAGCCATGTTCTTTACAGAACAAATCGGCGGCTCTCCATTTTTCTTGATTGACTGCATATGTTGCCGATTCTTGAATAAATCGTTGAGTTTTACGTTTTCTAATTGGTTGTTTTGTTTGAGATTCTGGCTTTACTTCTAATATCAATGTTGTTTCTTTTCCGTTCTTTTGTTTGAGTTTAACTATGAAATCTGGAAAATAACGATGCACTTTTTGATCAATTGGAGATTTATAGGGTATAGCAATTTCTTCTGACGCCCACCAGATGACGCTTGGGTTATCATCTAACCACTTCATTACTCTGACTTCCCATGAAGAACGATATACAATGTTGTCGGCATTACCATTGTATTTTTTTGGGTTCTTAGGGTGAAACATTCCTTTATTTGACATAAATACTATCTATAACTCTTTTAGGACAATCATGGCACTTTTTGGTTTTTCAGATATAACTTTCAATAAAGGTCCAAGTGGAAATGGAATCAAAGGTCCTCTTGCAAGTTTAAGTAGAGGGCAATTTGATACCAGAAGTTACAGATATCCAGCAGACCTTGGTTCTGCGGATAAAGGTCATTATATGATAATTTATATTCGACAACAAGAAACTAGTTCTTTTAAGAGTGAATCTTCTACTGATGATGCAATTAATCAAAAAAATAATAGTTTTTCAAGTGAGTCTATTATTAATTTAGCTCAAGGTAAACCTGCATTTGCTTTTGCAAATGAACTTACTAATAAAATTAATAGTCAATTTAATCAAATCAATCAGTCTACTAATGGCGTTTTAAGTGGAATAACTTCTAATTTAACTAAAGGTTTAGGAAGTGCAGTTCAAGGAATTGAGGGACAATTAAATAACTTATTTGGTGAAAAAGCAAGTATTGTAACAGGTGATGGTACAGCAACAAAAGAGATTATTAGCAATTCAATTAAAAATATTACTGATAATAGATTTAGCGCACTGAAAAAAACTCAGTTAACCACTGATTCAATTGCATTGTACATGCCTGATACCTTAAATTATGTTCACACTCAAGGATATAATGATATGTCTCCAGGAAATTCTCTTTTAGGACAAGCTATACAAGCAGGAATTTCTGGTTACGAAAATTATAAAAGTGGCCAAGAAAGTTCTTTAGATGCAATAGGAAATTCAGCGATCAAAACTGCTTTAGCGGCAGTGTCGACCGCGGCAAAAGAAAAAGCAGGAGATGTTGGTGCTTTAGGAGCTTTCGCTGCAACTGGTGTTGTTACTAATCCACTATTAGAACTTCTTTATGTTGCTCCCGTTTTTAGATCATTTCAATTTGATTTTTTCTTTTATCCTAGAGATGAAAAAGAAGCTCTTGAAGTTCAAAGAATTATTGAAAGGTTGAAATTTCATCAAGCTCCAGAGTTTTCTAATAAATTTGGAAAAGGATTTTTAACCCCACCTTCTGAATTTGATATTAGATTTTATTACAACGGTACTCAAAATCCAAACATTCCTCCAATTGCAACTTGTGTGTTACAGGATATAAACTTAAATTATGCGCCAAATGGTTTCACTGCATATGAAGTGCCTAATGAAAATACTCCTGCTTTAGGAAGAACAGGTATGCCGGTTGCCATTCAAATGACATTACAATTCAAAGAAGTTACATATCTCACCAAAGAAACTTTTGATACCGATTTAATAGGCACAAGGTCTAGCCGAGTGCAGTTTGATTCATCCAATTTAGAGCGTGATCTTTAATGGCTAAATATTTTAATTTTTTTCCAAAAACTTTTTATAGCAGTAATAATTCAACCACCGGATTAGATACTGTTACAAATATTATATCAAGAGTTTCTTTTGAATCAACACTTAAAGAAAATTCTTCAGCTTTTTACAAATATTCAGTACAAGATTCTGATACACCAGAAATCATTGCTCACAAATTTTATGGTAATTCAGAAAGACATTGGATTGTTTTAATGTTCAATGATATAATTGATCCGCTATATGATTGGCCATTAAAATATGATACTTTTATTAAGTATGTTGATAAAAAATATACTGCGAATGGTGCTGCAAATACGACAGTGCAAACGGGTCTTGCGTGGGCAATGAGTGTTAACAATGTTCAGGCATATTATAAAATTGTAACTAAAACAGATATTGATAATATTTCTTTAGTTGATAGAATTCAAGTTGATGCAAACACATATGCAAATGTAACCACATCATCAACAACAATTACATTACAAAGTGGTGATGTGATTACTCAAGCCGTTACTAAAGAAAAGAAAACTTATTACGAATACGAAATGGAAGAAAACGAAGCCAAACGAGATATTATATTAGTGAAAAATGTTTTTGTAAATCAAATAGAAAAAGAATTTAAAAGAGTGATTAAATAATAATGGATATTAGTAATTCAAATCAATTCAAAGTAAATGAATTGGTCATTGTAACTAAAGCGGGCAAAATTGATATAACTTCTTTGTATGAAGAATTGAATATCTTTGATTCAGTGCTTATGCCGGTCATGAGTGGTAATATTTTAATTAAAGATGCCGTTGGCCTATCTTCAAAATTATTTTTTGATGGATCCGAATCTTTATTAATAGATATTTCAAAATTTAATAACGAAACTGCGGCATTCAAAAAAGCATTTAGGATATACAAACAATCTGATAGAACAAATGTAAATCAAAATAGTGAAATATATGTATTGCATTTTGTTTCTGATGAATTATTTTTTTCCGACCAACAAAAAATCAATCAGTCTTATGAAGAAAAATATTCAGAAATAATTAAAAAAATATTAATAGATTATTTAAAAGTTCCTGAGAATAACTTAGGTGGAATATATTCTGATTCTTCGGGCATTAGAAATATTGTGATACCAAATTTATCTCCTATTGAAGCCATTCAATGGTGTACAAAACGAGCTATAGACTTAAATCAATCACCAAATTTTTTATTTTTTCAAAACATAACTGGTTATAATTTTGCTTCATTGTCAAAATTACTCACACAATCTGAAATTTTAGATATTAAATTTCTAACTAAAAATGTATCGGATAGTTCACCTGTTGAAGAAATAAGTGGAGCCAAAAGTTTTGAAATTTTATCTACCACAAATTTAATTGAAAGAACACGTGCTGGAGTAAATGCGGGAACATTTATTGGATTTGATCCAATTACAAGAACAATATCTTCCAGGCAAATTGGATATGGTGATCACTATTCTAATATGAAACATGGAAATGAAACTCCAAATTTTTCACCTATTATAAACAGAGACGGAAAAGATAATTCTGCAAATTTCAATTCTAAAAAAACAGTATCCATTTTTGGAACAGCCAGAAAATTTAGTGAATATATTAAAAAAAATGACCCCACTTCTATTTCAACAAACGAAACAACAGAGGATTTTATTTTTCAAAGAAAAGCTATTATAACAAATTTAATGTCTAAACGATTAAAAATTGTTATGCCAGGTAATTTTCAATTATCTTCCGGTTTTAATGTAAATGTTATGGCACCTATTTTTGGTGAAAGAGAAAAAAATAGTGATGAATTGGATAAAAGTATAAGTGGTAAATATATTATTATTGCTTCAAGACATATTATAGGTTTTGAAAAACATGAAACCATAATTGAAGTTGCTTCATCATCTTCAGAAAATGATTTTATATTGTCTAGTAGTTTTGAAGAAGTTCGTGAAATAATGGAATATTGATATGCAAAGAAAAACTGATTCAAACGATTTTGCAGGTAAGGCCGGATTTATATGGTGGATTGGTGTTGTTGAAAATAGACAAGACCCAATTAAATTAGGAAGATGTAAAGTTAGATGTGTTGGTTGGCACTCAGAAAATAAAATGAGTTTACCAACAGAAAATCTTCCATGGGCAACACCAATTGTGCCATTGAATAATACAAACACTTATGCACCAAAAGAAGGTGATATGGTAATGGGATTTTTTGCAGATGGAGAAAATGCCCAAGAGCCTATTATTTTTGGTGCACTTCCTGGCATTCCCTTAAAAGCTGCAAACCCACAACAAGCATTTGCAGATCCAAGAACTGCAACAGAATTGGCAACTGCACCAAAAACACCAAAAACAAAAACATATAAAACTGACGGCACTGGAATTACAATCACAGAGAGAGATCAGGCAGAATCTTATCCAAAGATTTTAGATGAGCCATCAACTTCTCGTATTGCAAGAAATGATTCAGATACAATCACCAAAACATTCATACAAGAACGCAAAGATAATCTTGTTACTGATGTTGAAACTGTAAACGAATCTTGGAATGAGCCAGAAACAAAATATGGAACAGTTTACCCATATAATAATGTGATTGAAACTGAGTCTGGCCATGTATTAGAATTTGATGACACCCCAACAAAAGAAAGAATTCATCTAGCACACCGTAATGGTTCTTTTCAAGAGTGGTTTCCTGATGGTGACAAAGTGGAAAAAGTCACAAAAGATAACTATCAAATTGTTATGGGTACCGATAGAGTTTACATCATGGGCAAGTGTTTTATTACAGTTCAAGGTAATGCTGAATTATCAGTTGAAGGTAATTTTGATATGAAGGTTGGTGGAACATGCAACATTGTGTCTGAAGGTAAAATGAAACTTAATGCACCAATAATAGATTTGAATGATGGTACAAATGGTGCTGCTCGCATAGGTGATACGGCTGACACAGGAGATCAAGGAACTGGTGGTCCTAATGATACTAACTCTGCGGGAACTAACATAATTGAAACTGGTTCTTCATCAGTTGTTATTGGCGGATGAGATAAATAGAAAATGGCAACAGTAAACATAGATTCCGCAAGAAATTTCAAAGATTTAGATTTGAGTTTTGCACTTCATCCTGTCCGCAAAGATGTAAACACATATAGAGCGGAATATGCAGTGATCAATTCTGTCAAAAATTTAATTTTGACTAATCATTATGAAAAACCATTTCAACCAGAAATTGGAAGTAATATTCGAAGGCTTTTATTTGAGAATATAGATTCTATTATTGCAGCACAAATAGAACGAGCCGTTACTGAAACTATAAACAATTTCGAACCAAGAGTAGATGTTTCAAAAGTTACAGCCGTACCTGACCCCGACAACAATCGGTATAAATTGCAACTGGAATTTTTTATTGTAAATCAAACATCACCAATTACTATAAATTTCTTTTTAGAGAGAATTAGATAAATGGCAAATCGTCTAAGAGTAACAGAACTTGATTTTGATACAATCAAATCAAATTTACGAACATTTCTAAATCAACAAGCTGAATTCACAGACTACGACTTTGAGGGTTCTGGTTTATCTGTATTGCTTGATGTTTTGGCATATAATACACATTATAATGCCTATTATCTTAATATGGTTGCAAATGAATCATTTTTAGATACCGCTCTACTTCGTGAATCTGTAGTGTCTCATGCTAAAGTTTTAGGATATGTTCCATATTCCAAACGTGCATCAGCAGCAACAATTAATTTTTTAGCCAATTCTGCCACATCAACTGCCGGAACATTAACTATTCCTTCGGGGTATTCTTTTTTATCAAATAAAATTGATGGAAAATCTTATAACTTTGTAGTCTTAGATGATACAACAGTAACAAAAGCTAATAACTCTTATTTTTTTGAAAATTTAGAAATATACGAAGGTCAATTGGTGACATATGGTTTTACGCAAAACCAAGCTACAAATCCAAAACAAATATTTACATTACCTGATGATAATATAGATACAACAACAATTAAAGTAGGTGTCTCTCCATCAATAGGAAATACCTCAGTTTCAATATATTCAAATGTAACTGATATTTTAGATATTACAAGTTCTTCAGAAGTTTATTTTTTACAAGAATCTAAAAACGGACAATTTCAAATATATTTTGGAAATGATGTTGTTGGTAAAAAATTACCAGATGGTGGAATTGTTAACGTAACTTATTTGTTGACAAATGGTGATGTAGCAAATAAAGCAAATAATTTTGTTGCAACAGCTACTTTAACAGATTCCAATAGTGCATCTTTGTCAAATTTCACGATTACTCCAGTTTCTGCCGCATCTGGTGGTGCAGAAAGAGAATCTGTTGACGGCATTAAATTTGGGTCTGCGGCACAATTTGCAACACAAAATCGTTTGATTACAACCAAAGATTATGAATCTTATTTGTTAAAAAATTATCCTTCAATTGATTCGTTATCGGTATGGGGTGGTGAAGATGAAACACCAAAATCTTTTGGTAAGATTTTCATTTCACTAAAACCAAAAGCTAATTATTATATTTCAGAAACAGAAAAACAAAGAATCATTGATGAAATCATTTCACCGAAATCTATTGTTTCTGTTGATACAGTAATTCGTGATCCTGAATTTTTATATTTAATACTTTCAAATTATGTTGAGTATGATAAAAGAAAAACAACTCAAACACCTGAGGCTATAAAAACATCAATACGAAATGCAATTATACTTTACAATCAAACCAACTTAAATAAATTTGCGTCAACATTTGTTCTTTCAAAACTACAAGACAGTATTGATGGTGTTGACTTAAACGCAATTATTGGTTCTGAAACTCTTCTTAAATTACAAAAAAGATTTGAACCTGATTTAACAAAATCTGCTTCATACACAATTAATTTTAATGCAGAATTAAACCGTGGTACAATTACGGAAGGAATAAGTTCAACACCATTTAATGTATTTGATGCTACAGGTGTGCAAAGAACTGTTTTGATAGAAGAGATACCACAATCATTTACTGGAGTTACCTCTATTGAAGTAACCAACGGCGGCACTGGATATCTAAGTTCACCTACAGTAACAATTACTGGTGATGGATCCGGCGCAACTGCGGCCGCTACAATTGTGAATGGTCGAGTTACCGCTATTACAGTCACAAACCGAGGCTCTGGATACACACGAGCTATAGTGACACTCACTGGCGGTAGTGGTTATGCTGCAACTGCTTCTGCTGTTGTAGATGGAAAATTTGGAACACTTCGTACAGTTTATTTTGATGAATTAGTTCAAAGACAAATTGTTAATGCAAATGCCGGAGAAATAAATTATGTGACAGGTACTATTACCTTAAATGATTTAAGAGTTTTATCTGTATCTTCTTCTGATGGCCTAATCAGATTAACAATTGGTGCTGAAAGAGGTATTATATCTTCTAGCAGAAGCACAATCATAACAATTGATGATACAGATAATAATTCTATCGTGACTGAATTAGTTGAAATTTAATGGCTGATAATTTAACATCATTACTTGTTAATCGTCAAGTTCCTGAATTCGTTCGGGAAGAATATCCTCTTTTCATTACTTTTTTAGAAGCTTATTATGAGTATCTTGAACAGA